CGCCCTTGACGCCATAAACCATTATATGGATAGCTTAGGCGTTAGCTCTCAGGATGTGTGGCTGCATCTCCCAAAAGCAAATCCCGAAATTCCTGCACCTGATTTTAAATTAATGCAGGCATTTCTGCGAGACAACCTCGCAGACAATCAGGATTTAATGGGAAAAATTGAAGGTCATTATGCTGGTGACATAATGGCGGAATATGCGACGAACAGAGGTAACGTGCATGATAGTTATAATTACCTGTCGCATATTTATCTTGATAGAAACAGCTACTCAAGCCGCGCGGAATACAACAACGATTTAAATGTTGTGTCCCGAATGCTGGCAGAACAGATGGGTAGCCAGTTTAAAGAAGTTGCCCTAGCTTCAGCTAACAATGTGAAGGCTGGTTATCACAGCATTCTTCCTCAAGTTGGCGATGAAAGTATTGCCAGCCGCGTGCGCCATCCTCGGCAGCCGCTCAATGCTGCAGGGCTTCCGTTGGGTTCGACTGGTTCAGCCGTTGGCGACCGTGGGCATTACTCGCTGATTTCTTCTTTGACCGGCAAGCCGGAAGACCGCAGCCCTGCAGCAGCAGCGTTGCGAGAAGAGATTGGCAGCACACTTCGATCTCTGGCGCAGAACTATAACAGCAGCGCGGGGATGCGGCCATTCCAACTCGAAGAAGAGCACGACCCGGATAGGTATCGCCTCCTTGATGCAGCAACGCGGTACATGGATGTGTCTGATGCTCGGGCAGCCTATGCGCAGTTGGATGAAGATGAGCGCCCTTACACCACACATGCGCTCAACAAAATGCTGGCAAGTCCGGGCGAATACATGGAGTCCGAACCCCGCGCCACCTTCGATCCACGAGAGCCAATCAGGAATACGCTGAGCAGCACCAACAATGTTCGTGCCGGTACAGATTTCTCCGCAACATTTGGTGCGCCGCAAAGCTACAACTCAGCCCGCGCCCGTCGCGAATGGAAAGCCATTGCTGACCTAGATGCAGCACACGCAAACTTCCGTGATGTTGCTGACGGTGCATCTCCAGCTTCAACGGTTCAGTATCACAATCTTGAGCAAGGCACGCCAGAATGGTTTGCCATGCGTCAGAACTACGACATTACTGGTTCAACGGTTGGTGGTTATTTAGGGAACAACCCCTACACACGTCCGTGGAAACAGATGGTGCAGAAGCTCGGCTTCGATGCGCCTAAGCCAAACCGCCATATGGAACGTGGCCATCGTCTGGAACCGATCGCAAGACAGCGCGTTTCAGAAGAGCTGGGTACGCCGATCTCGGAAGTTGGTGCCATAACCAACTCCATGTATCCCAACATGATGTACTCGCCTGACGGATTAATTGGCGATGATGCACTTTGGGAACACAAAGCGCCGCAGAAATTCTTCGACCTTGAGAAAGACCATCCCGACTACATCGACCAGGTGCAGCTGGGTATGTTGCTCTCTGGCCGCAACCGTACTCTGTTCAGTCAGACGGTTGGCAACGAAACGCGCAGCCAGTGGATTGACCGCGACGAAGGATGGTACGAGCGTAACAAGACAAAGCTCGACTCTGTTGTTGGTCGCCTGCAGGCTGGCCGCGCCGCTCTTCCTGAGAACTTTGATGTTAAAGACAAGGCGGCCCGAGATACAGCCCGTCGTGCGATGGAGGGCTACGGCATATGGATGGACGTCAGTCAGAGATCCACCAAAGGCTATAGCGAAATCGCCGGCACAGAAGCTGACCCGTTTGCAGCAAGTAGCCGCACATACAATCCAAACGCTCTTACAGCCTCCGACTATACGCCAAACTTCGTTACTTCGGCTGGCAACCAGCTGATGAATGTGTCACAGCCCGGCCAGGAAGGCCCGCAGACAGGCATGGCGCTTGCGGTTAAGCAAGGGATACTGGCGGCCAGGGAAGAGACAAAACGCCAGGAGGGCGGCGCTGGCGCAGCATTTGACCAGCCTGATGCTGACTTCGATGACTTAGGCCAGCCAGGTAGCAAGAACTACGCCAAACGTATGCGCGACGCCTTTGGCAGTGGTGGGAACAATGGCGGTGGTGGCTCTGGTGGCGGCTCTGACGGCTTCGATGGATTCAATAGCCCGTTCCTACGAGGTATCGCTGGCGGCACGCTAGGCAGCGCAGGACACGGCTTCCTGGCTGAGTTAGGCCAGATGGGTGCAATCGGGCAAGGTCTGGCGGCAGGCATCGGTGCAATGCGTATCGGTGGAACCGCAATCAGTTCCATGAACGATTATGTCGGCGCAGCGCAAGACTACGGCTTTGATAATCCGTTTGGATTCAGCGCACAGCAGCAGTCGCTGGAAATGATGGGCCTTAATGAGTCCCAGGCACAGCGTGCTAATCAAACTGTCAGTAGCGTCTACAACCGTATGGCTAACGGCGACCCGAGCGCCGCAGCGCAAATTGCTGTTGCCACACGCGGCTTGTTGACGCCAACCGACATACGAAACTCTCAAGGCAATCCTGTCGCGCTGGCGACAATCGCACGGCAAAGAGCACAGGAACGTGGCTGGAGCCAGGCAAGGTTTGCTGGCGCAATGGAGATGGCCGGTCTTGATGGCTTTGCCCGTCTCAGCGGAACAAGCGATCAAATTGTTAACGCTGCACAAGGCAATGTCGATATTGCCAACTCAACCGACCCTTCAGAGTTAAACGAGTCTGTTCGCAAAGACAATGCAGCGCGCGCGGCGATAAGCCCTGACTATGCCATTTCTCGCGAAGCCGGTAAGCGCTACAACGGCATCTTCGGTGGCATGGCGAACGGGATGGTGCAGGGTTACAACGCAGCCATGAAAGGTCTCAATTACTTAGACCAGACAGGCAATGCCCTAGACTCCGTTAATGAGGCAGCTGAGAGGTATTCGCTACCGAACCTTATCGACGCAACGCGGCATCTTGAATCTGGTGGAAATCCCCATGCCCAAAATCCGAAATCCACTGCAAAAGGCGATATGCAGGTATTGGATGGAACTTCGAGAGACCCAGGCTACGGCGTCACTCCAGCAAGAGATGATTCTCTCGAAGAAAGATCTCGCGTAGGTCGCGACTATCTCGCCGCGATGGTTAAGCACTATGACGGTGACTCTCGTAAAGCAGCTGCTGCTTATGTGGCTGGCCCTACCGATGTTGACCGCGCCATTAACAGATACGGTGATAACTGGCTCAATCATGTTCGCCCGGAAGCGCAAAAGCGCGTAGCCGATCTGGAAAAGATGGGAGCGTTCTCCTCAGCAGGCGCGGGAACTTTCCGCGACGTAGGCTCTACTGGTCCGAGCGTTGGAACCATCAACGTGAATATCACGGCCAAAATCAACGGCAAAGAATCAACAGCCACAGCGCAGGTTCGCGGCGGCCCAAGCTCAACTCAAACAGTGAACATGGGCGGCGTAGCCGCACAACGGCGTTAAGTCTGGTGCCGGGATTCGTCCCGGTGCCACTCTCCGGCATTAATTGGAATTGGTTATGTGGTTAAGATGCGTTCAGGTAATTGTTACCAATGCACAAGACGCCAGTAAAAAGACTGTATTTGAAAAACATGCCATCGAGTTTGAAGTGAAATCAATGCTCGGCTGGGGTGCGGATACAGCAACTATAAACATCTATAACCTGGCACTGGAAGAAATAAAAGCTCTCCAGAATAAAAAGTTTGGAGAGCTATTAATTGAAATACGCGCAGGCTATGCAGATGAAATGCAAGGCGGTGTAATTCAGAAGAAAGCAAATACAGACAAAGGCGTAAAATCCAGTATCTCAATAACTGATGGCGCAGTCCTACCAACTATCTTTTCCGGTGTGATTAAGAACGCCATCGCATACAAGCGAGTTCCTGACCACATCACGACACTTTTCTGTCTTTCAAAATCTACGCTAAATGCGACAACTATTGCGCAGATAAAGTCTATTCCTCCTGGAACCAAACTCCGCGACGCCATCAAGTCTATGTGCGCCGACTACGGGTTTCACACTATCTCAACCTACGGTGTTACAGACGAAGAGATGGATGTCATCCTGCCAACCGGCAGAGTGTTCCACGACACGTTCATCAACGAGTTCAACAACCTGCTCGGTGAACACAATATGCAGGGCTATATCGCCACGGCAGAGGTGCAAATCTTCAGTGAGACATACGGCGACCCGGATGCTATCAACAGGATGACGCAAGGCAGGAAGGCTATCCCACTCGATCCGAACCGGGTGCAGGGAAATCCTATAGCCGGCATTGGAACCTTCGACGTTAACCTGTACCTCAGCCCGGATATCCAACCAGGAATGGTTGTTGATATTGCACAACTGCTAGGCCAGGACGGAATTTTGGCATCAGGTGTGGTTGCAGTAACAAATGAAAGGCAAGTTCTGAATTACGATGATTCAGTATTCAGATATGCGATGTCGGATAAATATCAGATTATTTCTGTTATTCATCGCGGCATGACTCATGGACCATTATTCCAGACTTCTCTTCACACTGTTCTCGGCGGCAATGCAGCTCTCGGTCTTGATGAATCTGATTGGGATGACTTGTATCGAATTAGTGGTATGGCTGAAGAAGTCGGAGGATTTATTTAGTGTCAGATATTATTGGGGATGTTACCAGTGCGGCATCCAGTTTTAAAAGCAACTTCAGTTATGGCCCGCATCCCTCAATAATTATGTGGGAGGCTGCAACAGCAAATGCTGTAGCTGAAAAAGATACAAGTAGTGAGTCTACCCTTTCCAATCTCGAAAATCTTATTTCAGGTGCGCGAGAGAAAGTGGAAGATATCATTGCCTCAACTCCTGCAGACAAGAGTTTATTTAATACCTTCAAGTTCGATGCGGTGGTGAGCGAAGGTCATCAGGCAGAGACTGTTGTAACTAAAATGCCTGCGAGTTCCGGCTTCCTTGTTTCGGACAGCATCATCAACCAGAACCGCATACTGCGACTGGACGTGGTTGCGGCAAACATGCAGAACTCTTCTGCCTGGACGGTTTCAGTTCAAGGTCTGTCGGTGGCCACAGGCGCGATATTTAACAATCCGCTCATCGCTACAGCCGGCAGTTTGTACGGCGCAGTCTCCTCCGCGTTCGAAACAGAAGACCGCGTACAGTCTACTTATGCGCTCTTCAACAGCCTGCGTACTGCAGGGACGAAGCTTTATATCTCGACCATTTTGGGAACCTACCTCAACTGCGTCATTACCGGTATTCGGGTGAAGCAGGACAAAGACACCTCTTCCATTTTGGCGATGGAGCTGACTTTGGAAGAACTGCAGGTTGTCGATCTGGACAACATCGCTGGCGCAGCTGCGGCGGCCATCGAGTCATCTTACGACTACTCGGAGTTTGCAAAGCTGGCGCAGAGCATCGGCATTGGTGTTGTAGGTGGCCTTCCTCTTCCCGGTTTGGGCACCGGCTCGCCGACGCAACAGCTTGCAACGCTGAAGGATAAATTGGCTGCGCTCACCTCACCTGTATCTTCTGTCAAAGGACTACTCAAATGACGATGCAAGATGAAAACGCGGCGCTCGCGGAGATCGCAAACCTTCTTCCAACAGGCTATGTGAAGATTGTCCCATTCTCGATAACAAAATCCGTCTCCTTCGAGTTTGATGGCATCTCAGTGGAGATGTCTGCACTGTACGTAAACAAGGCTCTTGACTGCTACTGCTTCGACCTGGCATGGTCTTCTACAGACAAAATATATGGCATCCCTATTCGTTGTGGCGTGAACATCCTGCAGCAGTACACGACTCCCCTTCCCAACCTCTACGCGAATAACCATGCGTATCCGGGCGAGGAAATCACGAGCTACAAAGAACTTAGCTTAATCATTATCGACGAATCGGTGCTTGTTAATGGGTAGTCAAACAAACAACAAGCGCGCTCCAGACATCAACACGAGCTATCCAGGCTACGCCTATGACTTTGACCCTGTGACACAAACCTGCGACGTGCAGCTGGCTATTGAAAGCTTGTTCATCGGCTTGCAGGCGGCATATACGCTGATTCCAAAACAGCGACTGCAAAGAGTGCCGGTTAAGTTTACCCAAGGCGGTGGCTGGAGCATCACGCATCCGGTTCCGGACGGTACGCCAGTGTACGTGCATTTTGCACAGCGCGGCATTTCACACTGGTTGGCAGAGAACAAAGCCGAAGCGGGCATGGTAAATGGAAAACCAGCGCCACAATTCAGCCAATTGTTCTCGCATAACTCAGCCGTATGTACCGTCGGGAACCAACCTATTCCGCTGGCGATTCCAGAGTTCCAGACTGAAGTGTTCGAGCTGAGAAACAAAGATCGATCGCAGCGCATCACTCTGGATGCAGGCGGCTCAATTCAAATTGTTGCTGGCACAGCAAACATCCAGGTTTCAGCGAGTGGTGATATCTCAATTACATCGCCAACGGCAATCACTGCGAAGGCGCCGGCGATTACATTGGATGGCGACACAACCATCACAAAATCTCTCACAGTCCAGGGCGGCGCCAGCATCTCAGGTGGCGAAGGACAAACTTTCCAAGTTACCGGTTCTATGGCGCATGAAGGTGACTACACACTCAACGGTGTGAAAGTTAATGGCCATACGCACATCTCGAACGGTGAAGGTAAAGAAGTGAGCGAAATGCAGTAAAGGTAAATATGGCAGGCAATTTAGCACTCGATTCAAACCACGACATTTTAATTGGGCGTGGAGCGACACGAGTTGGCGGAGCCGCCTTTGTCGCGCAGCTGGTGAAATGCCGGCTGCTGACTATTTTGGGCGAATGGCAAAACGACACGAGCATCGGCTTGGGTTGGTTTGATGCCATTTTCGTTAAAGGCGCAAGGGTGTCTGACATCCAGGCAGCCGTCGCCAACATCATTCGGTCAACAAACCACGTACTTCAATTAATTTCCATCGACGTCGATGCGGATTACCGCAATCGCGTTTTAAAGATTTCTTTTATCGCCGTTTCTGATTACGGCGAAATTAGCGAGATTGTGCAATGGCAGCAGTAACATATGGCGTTACTGAAAAAGGATTCGTCAGAAAGCCCTTGTCAGTAATTGTCGAAAGCATCAATGCAAGATTCACCGCTGCTTTTGGTTCTACGTTCGACGTGTCTCCAGAAAGCCCGGATGGGCAAGTGATTGGCATCGTAGCCAATGAAGCTTCGCTTTGCTGGGAGCAAGCACAGCTGGCCTACAATGCCTACCGACCTGGTGCAGTAGAAGGTGTTGGTCTGGATGCAATTTGCGAATTGAACCGCACAGAGCGCTACGTGAATCGCCCAACGCAGGTAACGGTCTACTGTGAAGGTGCATCAGGAACGGTGGTTCCGGCTGGCTCTCTGGTTGGCGACGGTACTCACGAATTTAAGACCGACCTCGATGTTGTTCTTCCTGGTGACGTCACAGCTATTTGCCAAACAGCTGGTGAAATTTATGTGGCTCCGGGAACAGTGACGAAAATCATCACGACCGGCATTGAAGGTTGGGAGAGCGTCAACAATCCAGAAGAAGGCATGACAGGCGTTATCTACGAATCGGACCCGAAACTTAGAGCGCGCCGTGACAGAACTCTGGCCAGCTCCAGCACTGCAACCGCAGAAGCTATTTACGCCAACCTGGCTTCCCTTGATCTTGAATACGTCAGGGTGCGAGATAATGACACCACCTCACCTATCGGCAATCAGCCTGCTAACTCTATCTACGTTGTTGTTGATGGCGGCACTGTTAATGACATTGCTCGCAAAATCTATACAGCCAAGCCCGGCGGTGTCCCTACCTACGGCAAAATCGAAACGAAGATAAAGGACAGCAAAGGCTACGAAAAAACGATTTATTTCTCTCGTACATCAAAAGTGCCGGTGTTCTTCGACATCTCAGTTAAGCGACTGCCCACGGCAAATCTCAGCTCTAACGATGTTGTCGTCTCTATTCAGAATGCCGTACAGGCGTATGTCGATGCACTGCAACCCGGTGCGCCAATTGTCTGGTCTTATGTCGTGCCGGCGATCTTATCTGCCACCAGTGGCATCCAGATTGACAGCCTGAAGGTTGGCCTGAGTGACGACGAAATGGGCCTCGAAACTCTGGAGATGGACATCGACCAGCGCGCGTCTACAGAGACGGCGAACATCACAGTTACAGACACAACAAACAGCTAGGAAACAGAAATGGCCGAAGCTAAACGAGGTCTGGATATGCTGCTGTCGCAGTACAAACACAGCACCAACCTCAAGAAGTATATCCAGTGTTTTCTCGATGAGTTCGCAGAAATTAGCGAGCAGATGGAGAATATTGTGAAGTATCGCTATCTGGCTGATTCCTTCGGCGTCATGGTTGACGATATAGCTTATTTGGTTGGAGCCAGCCGCACGCTTTATGGCGCAGCGGCGCTGGGCTTCTTTGGCTACTACGAAAACCCGGCTGCTGAAGGAACTGGTGATGATGGCAACAAAAATGTCGGCGGTATCCTACGTTCCGACAGCGATCGCAACTCAGGTGATTTGGTGCGAACCGATGCGCAACTGAAGAATGCTATTCGGGCACGTGTTCTAAAGAACATGACGAACTGCAACATCGAAGACTTGCTCACGTTCTGCGATCTGGTATTGGGCCGCGAGCTGGATATGGAGATAGTTGAAAGTAAGTTGAGGATGGACTTCATTGTTCACGAAACCTTGCCTACTGCTGACCGCGTGCTTCTCTCGTTCATGCTCCCGGACATTAAGCCTGCTGGCATTACAGTCACACTGAAGGACGACTCCGGGAATATCGCCCTGGTTTATTATTCAAAAGATTATCCGGCACAAGTCATATGACAAACAGAATTGGCGACTTTAGCTTGGTTTGGGCATCAGCTGGAGAAGTCACTGACCCGGACCTCGATACAGAACATCCCATTTTCCAAGAAGGGAAATATTTAAAGGGATGGAAAGTAGAGAAAGAACCGCACCAGTGGCAGAACTACCTCTACCAGATTACCGACCTGAAGAAGCAGATCGTTGCATCGGAACAGTTTGTGGAATGGGATGAAGAAACAACCTATGTACCAAATGCCGTTGTTCGATATGAGGAGGCGCTATACCTGAATGACTGTGGTGAAGAATCAATAGGTACAGTGCCAGGTGGTGAGGACGTCTGGAGAGTGTTGCTGGGCGGCGACGCAGAAAGCATTACCGCAGCAACATCCGACTTAGTGCAAACATTGGCAGAACACCTCGCCGAAGATAACCCACATGATGACAACATCCACGATATTGGTGGATATGAAAGCAGTGAGATTGACGCCTTCTTAGGCGATCCAGACGACTCAAAAACCATTATATATCATGAAGCACAAGTAGGGGCAGTTCACGGCGAAACGCCGGAACAAGTCGGAACACTTCCAGATTCCGGCGGCACATTCACTGGTGATGTGGAGTTTATTGGTGGCATTACGTTGGATGATGCAGTGTTGGGCAAAGATGGTCCGGAAGTAATGTTGGGCAACTCGCTGGGAGCAATTCACCTAACAGCCGAAGACAAAGCTACTGCAAATGCCGATAAGAGCGAAATCACCACCGAAGCAAACTTCGATGAAATGCAGATGCGAGTTAATAATTTATTCGCATTACCTACCCCTATTGGTCAATTTGATTTTTCAGCTGGCAACTTCAGCCAGATGTCTGTTGGCAGATACACACTGAATTATAACGAAGACGAACAGTCATTTGATGAATTTAAAGGATGGGTGGTTGCAGATGGTGTCTCAATTTCGGGATTGAATAAGCAGATTCCAGCAACGCATATTTGCGAATACTTCATTAACGATGACAAGCGCATTGTGGTACTTGACTCAGCAAATTTATTCTCGCAAGACCTGAAAAGCCTCGCCACTTATTTCAACGGCAACATGACGCACCTACTTCGCCTCACCAGTTATCCGAGGCTCACCAATTATCAAAAAGCAACCATCTATAAGGGGTGATAATGCTGCGCCCAAAACTAAACCGAGTCTGGAGTGATTCAAGCTCGATAGCCCGTCGCAACCCTGGCGACGCAAAATACATTCAGGGCTGGCTGTCTGAGATTCCAACGTTTCAGGTATTGAACTACCTGCAATGGAAAACAGACGCAACATTCCTGGCGCTGGCGGAACGTGGTGTCTTCGAATGGGGCAGCGATGTCTCCTACAAGAAAGGTGCTGCTGCATGGGACGAAACAGATGGCGCGATTTATATCGCCCAAATGAACAACCCGAGTACCACACTGGCACCAAGCAAGAATGCCAATGGATGGAAGAAGTCTGCCATCCAGATTACCCGCCAGAGTTATGACGATGCTGTGGCAGCTATTACAAATCACATAGCAGACATCACTGGCAACCCACACAAGCTTACTCCCGGTCGCTTAGGTACATACACGGTTGCCCAAATTGACGAGCTTGTCGCTAAGTATCGCGCTGAAGTTAAGGCTCATGCCGACGACACGAACAACCCGCATGGAACAAAAGCAACAGACATTGGTGCTGTTCCTGTCACTGGCGGTAAGTACACCGGCAACGTCACTATGGGAACGGGCCAGGTGCTGCTGGATGCAGAAGGTAAGCGTAAGGTTGTATCGGACGCCACCGGCGTATATATGACCAACGGCAGCGGCCAGGTTGGCATTGATGCGACGGGTAAAGGCTTCGTCAAGACAGGTACGCTACCCAGCTCGCTCATCGTTACCCAGGCAACATTTGCCGACAATAAAGCGACAGAGGAACCGGCATATGCTATTCCACAGCCGATCTTCTACCTGCCCTTGTCTTCCGATCTGAACTTGTATCAGGGACATGGTGTTGTGAACTACGTTGGCCAAACAGATGCGTGGAATCCCACTGCACTTGACGGCATCAGCATCGGCAACAACTCGGCCTTCGACCAGGTTATCAGCTATTCCCAGCACTTCGAAGGCCAGGACAACGTAACCATAGCCATCGATGTGCAGCCATCCGATGTTGAGCAGAACAGCGCTGATGTTGAGTTCTATTACGCATTTGGTTCGGCAGATGGTGCGATCGCACTGGAGTTTCGTTTCAACAACACAGTTGCAGCCTGGACCACGCCGACAAACAAAACCGGCACAGCAACCTTGAAAACTGGCGCATGGACTCGTGTTGTTGCTGTTCGAACCGCTGAACAGGTGAAGCTCTATGTTGATGGTATTCCGGCATCTTCATTGAAAGCTGATAGTGCTGCAGTCACCGGCAGCGACTACACCTCCATCAGTTCTATGAAGCAAGGCGATGCAGTGCGAGACATCAAAATTCGCAATGTTCGGGGCTGGAATATTGCAATGTCAGATAAACAAGTTTCAACTCTGTAAGGATTTAAAATGGCCAAAGGTTGGTCTTTCGGTGCATTGACTGATGCACTTAAAACTCCAGCATTTACGGAGTTTGGCACCACTGTTGGTGCAACGATGCAGGTTGGTGCATTCAACATTGGCAGAACCAACAACCCTAAAGTTACCTCCCTCGATCTCAATACCTACAAATTTGCTGTGGGTGAGGTTCTTTGGGCAACAAAAGAATCTTTAAGTAATTTGCCAAGTGAGATGTCTAGTTTAGCTAATGAAGTAAGGATTAGCTGCCTAGCTATTGCCGATAATGATGTGACCTTGGTTCTATCAGATGCTGCCAACCATATCTACTTTGCCGTTAGATCAGGCACCAGTTCAATCAATTGGGTGGTTACGGGATTCATTCAACAGGGTGGCGGCGAAGGAATGCTCAAAAATAAGGTTATCATCGGCTGGAGTGGCGAAAAAACACTACTTCAGGTTGACGGTACTCCTATGGGCTCGCTGTTTTACGAGAAAAACCCGCCTACAGCTGCGCAGACAGGCGCCTACCCCATCACCGGCGGCAATCTTAACGAAGAAGCCAGCGTCTCGGTAATTTCAAACGTCAAATCCGGCAGCACTGGCGATACGCTTTACTCTCCAATGTTGCGCGCAGCGTTAAAAGGTCGTGGCGGAGACCAGGATTTTAAAGACGGTGCCTCTTTCCTCATGCGAGTTGTTGAACAAGTAGGTACGCTCGCGTTTGGGGAAATTCTTTGGGATGGTTTTGGTTCGGTACACTCGTTTAAGTTTACTCAGCAGGGCGATATTCAAGTCGATAACATTATCAAGACTGGCGGTGGTGCAAGCTGGTTCGACGGAGCAGGAAACAGCTATGGCTCCGTCTGGGGCGGCTATCTGAGTGAGTGGTTAAGTAATCAGTTCGGCGCTCGCGACAACAGTATTAGCAGCGTTACCACCACCGCTAACGACGCCTGGAATAGAGGTAATGATGCGTATACCAACGCAGTAAGGTCGTGTGCGCGTGGTGGGCAGCAGTTTTTTCAGGGCACAAATAATGGGACAGGTTCGAATTGGGAAGCGCCGGGCGGCTGCGTGATGACTGGTTTCAATAGTCAGGTTTCTGACGGTCGCGGGATGCACGCGTATTACAGGCAACTGATGGTTAATACAGTTGCCGCGGGTTGGGTCGGTATAGGGGATGTTTGATGATGGATATCTTTAAAAACGTAACTGTTTACGCAAAAGAGCCGCTCGATGATATGCCGGGCCTGGCGATTTACTATTATTGTGACGAAGAAGGCCGAGACTGGTACGA